ATACTGTTACTAGTGATATCACCAAAATGACTGATGCGGCTAAGATAGCTGAGGTTAATGTCACTCCCGATTCAATGGTATCTAATCAGTTATCGGGATTACTTGCTAAGAACAATCCTTATATCCAACAAGCTGTTAACGCGGCTAATCTACAGGCATCGCGTAGAGGTATGCTTAATACAGGCGCTGCTGCTGGATTTGCTCAAGACGCAGCGATTAAAGCCGCACTACCAATTGCACAAGGTGATGCACAAACTATTGCAAGAGCCAATGAAGCCAATGCAATAGCGGCTAATAATTTGCAAAATAATGTATTGAATTTAAAAGCCAATGGTTTGATGGCAGATGCTAAGGAAATCAATAGTCTTAGCACTGTGTACCAACAAGCCCAATTAAATGATTTGTTGAACGGTGCAAACGAAACTCGTAAATTAAATGAACTAGTTACACAAGGCAATATCACTGCTTATAATCAAGTTAGTAAGGGATTGATTGACACGCTAGTCAACGATAAGTCTGCACAAGCACAACAATCATTAGCTATTTTAAATAGTACACTTGAAAGAAATAATAAACAATTCCAATCTGATTTAGATTTTACAATCAAACAAGCTGAGTTTACTCAAAAGGATAGAGAAGCTCTACAAGGCTACATTAATAATCGGACTACTTCACTTGAAGCGTTTAGACTTAAAGTTCAAACTATGCCGGATATTAGCGCAGTAGGTAAAGCGGCATTAATTAATAATGAAGAATCAAAAGCACTTGAAAACATTAAAAATTATGCAAATGGTATGGGAATGTATGTAAATTTAACTAAATCTTCAGCAGGTATTACTGCAAGTAAACTAGTTGCACCACCTAGTTCAAATACAGAAACCACTACTAAGGATGCTGCTAAAATTACTAACGATAGATTTACTTCATTTAATGCAGGTGGTTAATTATGAGTCCTCAAACAACTGAACAATTACGTCAATACGTTAATCAATCTAAAGCAAGTCATGCACAATCTGCATTAGGTCGATTTGAACAAGAATTACAAGCAAGAGATACTTCTCAAAGAGGAATGCTTAATCCTTCTTTTTTTGAAAATAGAACTCAAATGAGCGCTAAGGATTCTACTTATTTTGCAACACCTCAAGCACCTGCTCCAGAGGGCGGTGGCATGAGCGTAATGTGTACTTTAATGCGCGAATACGGCTATCTTGAAGATGATGTATTTGACGCTGATACTTTATTTGGGCATTTGATCGCAACTACTCATCCAGAAATCCTCATCGGCTATCATGCGTGGGCAAAACCGCTAACTGAATTCTTGCGTAATAATGCGATTTATATCCCGTTATTTGCCTATATTGTTCAAGCGTGGGCATATGAAATGGCAGAGCAATTTGGCATTGTAAAAAATCGCAGTACATTTAAACGATTAGTTGGTAAAATAGTGATGAATGTAGGTAAGCCTGTCTGTGGGTTTATCGGAACAGTAATTTCATCACAAGGTATTTATGAGTATCACCGGACTTAACGTACAAGCACATCACTTTATTGGCGGAGTCTATGCCAAAGAAGTGATTATTGACGATGGCTTTGAAGTTCAGCAACACGCTCATACCTTTGATCACATGAGTGTTCTTGTTGAAGGATGCGCTATAGTTTGGCAAGGCGATACTCAAGAAACCTATTTTGCCCCTGCTGTGATTGAAATTAAATCCGGTATTGAGCATAACGTTCAAGCGGTTAACGGTAGAGTGGTTTGGCTATGTATCCATGCCACAGATACTTGTGATGCAGAAAATATAGATGACGTGCTTATTGGAAAACCCAATATGGTCAATACCGGTATTCATGTTGATGTATCGGCTATCAATAAATTTATTTCTGATAATGATTATTTATGGAATAAATTTAAACAACGTACTGAATCGTCTAAATCGCCACATAGAGAAGTTGACGATATCTGGGTTCGCTATAATGATATTAAAAATTATAATCCATCGAACCCTTTAGCGTTTCATGATGAACACGATAGCGTTTTTTATATTAACGATCAGAAATTTAAAGATGAAATTGCTAAGATTAACCGTGCGATTTGTGAAAAACACGATATCCATAAAACAGAATTTGGCGGTATTTTAATTACTCGTATTCCTGCCGGTAAACAAGTTTATCGGCATAACGATGCGCATAGCTGGCACGCAGAATACTATAAAGATAAATATTTAATCCCTTTAGAATCCAATGATAAACAATCTTTTAACTACGAAGGACAATCTATTACTACTCCTGTGGGCGATATATTTAGTTTTAATAACCTCGTTGACCATTGGGTGTTAAATGATTCGGATTCACCACGGGTTAGTTTAATAATTTGTATGCGCCATAACGCATAATTACGCTACACATAACGTCGAGATGACGTAAGGACATAAGATGAGTACCTTTAACCCACCGGCTGATATTGCTCAGATTACTCTAGCAAAATCCTCAGACGTTAACGCTGTTAAGGCGGCTACGGCAATTGCATTTGGATTACTTCCAAGTGAAACCAAACTTCAACGTGGTACAGTCAATTTCGCTGTAGACACCGGTACAGCGAATACCTATGTGGTAGCACTAGACAGTTCCATAACAAGTTACACCGATGGTCTACAAGTCGTATTCAGACCTCTTAATGACAATACGGGCAGTGCCACTATCAATTTAAATAGTCTTGGCGCAAAGTCCATTAGACTTACTGATAGTGAACCGATTCAAGCAGGGGATATTAGCGCTGGAGCGGTTATCGATGTTCGCTATAGTACATCAACAGGGTTTTTCCACTTAACACCAAACTCGGCTATTTACGCTCACGATGCAGGGGTATCGGCAACAGCCGCAGCGGCAAGTGCGTCAACAGCATCTACTCAAGCAACTAATGCCGCAAGCAGTGCATCGTCAGCAGGTACATCTGCTACTAACGCTGCGACATCTGCAACTAACGCAGCGACAAGTGCATCCTCTATGACAGCAAGTGTAGCAAGCTGTACTGCTAGTCAAACTGCGGCAGCGACAAGCGCTACTAACGCAGCGACAAGTGCATCGGGTGCATCAACATCAGCCACAACTGCGACTACTCAAGCAGGTATTGCTACAACACAGGCTGGTATTGCGACCACTCAAGCAACTAACGCATCAACTTCAGCATCAACAGCAAGCACACAGGCAACTAATGCGGCTAATAGTGCGTCAACTGCAAGTACGCAAGCAACTGCGGCAGGTACATCTGCTACTAACGCTGCGGCATCTGCAACTAACGCATCGACTTCAGCATCAACGGCAAGTACACAAGCAACTAATGCATCAACATCAGCTACCAATGCGGAAAATAGTGCCACAGGGGCAGCGGGTAGCGCTACAACTGCTACAACACAAGCTGGTATTGCAACAACACAGGCATCTAACGCTGCGACAAGTGCGTCAACTGCAACAACACAAGCATCTAACGCATCTACCTCAGCTACTAATGCGGCAAATAGTGCTACCGCAGCAGCAGGAAGTGCATCAGCGGCAAGTACCTCAGCATCAAATGCCGCAACCTCAGCTAGTAATGCGGCAAGTAGCGCATCAACTGCATCGACTTCTGCTTCAACGGCAACTACACAGGCATCTAACGCATCAACTTCAGCTACCAATGCTGCAAGTAGTGCTACCAATGCTGCAAGTAGTGCTACAGCGGCATCGGGTAGCGCTTCAACTGCCACAACACAAGCGGGTATCGCGACAACTCAAGCAACTAACGCATCGACTTCTGCATCAACGGCAAGTACACAAGCAACTAATGCATCAACATCAGCTACCAATGCGGAAAATAGTGCTACCGCAGCAGCGGCTAGTTATGACTCATTTGATGATCGTTATCTTGGTGCAAAAGCATCCGATCCTAGCGTTGATAACGATGGTAATGCGCTACTTACTGGTGCGCTCTATTGGAATACAACAAGTAGCGAAATGCGCGTTTATAGTGGTAGCGCATGGATAACTTCTTACTTGCCTGCATCGGGATACTTAGCACTGTCTGGCGGTACGATGACGGGTGCAATTACGTTTGCGGCTGGGCAAACTATTGCTAATTTATCCGGTGGAAGTGTAGGTACAATTCCATATCAAACGGCATCTGATACAACGGCTATGCTTGCTGTGGGGACATCTGGTAAAGTATTAACATCACAAGGTGCGGGTGCGCCAACATGGACTACACCGGCAACAGGCACAGTCACTTCAGTAAGTGGTACAGGAACGGTAAGCGGTTTGACATTATCCGGTACAGTAACTTCATCGGGAAGTTTAACACTAAGCGGTTCAATTACTGGTTTTGTGCCAACAGGCGGTGCGCTTGGCACTCCAACAAGTGGTACGTTGTCATCTTGTACGGTTGATGGAACAAATGGCGTTGGGTATATCAACATCCCGCAAAACAGTAAATCTGCCGCCTACACACTCGTTGCTGCGGATGCAGGTAAACATATCTTCCACCCATCAACTGACGCTAATGCTCGGACGTTTACTATCCCTGCAAATAGTTCGGTGGCGTATCCAATCGGTACAGCCATTTCATTTGTTAATATGACTTCTCAAGTCGTCAGTATTGCTATTACAACAGACACGATGTATTTAGCCGGTACAGGCACAACAGGCACACGCTCGCTCGCACTATATGGCACAGCGACAGCGTTAAAAATTGAATCTAATAAATGGATTATTTCCGGTGCGGGGTTGACCTAATATGAGTGGCATAGTACAAAATTTTGCATACGGTAGAAGTTTTGCTCCAGCGGCTACATCTCAATTATATTCAACGGCAGGTACATATAGCTGGGTATCTCCCATCACAGGTACAGTAGCTGTTGTAGCCGTAGGTGGAGGTTCTGGGCGTAAGAATTATTGTTGCGGAGGTATGGGCGGAAGTGGTGGAGCATTGGCTTATACTAATTCAATATCTGTTACAACTGGTACATCTTACACCGTTGTAGTTGGTTCTGGGGGTACTAGCGCAGGAGCTAACGGTGGGCTAAGTTCGTTTAACGGTACATCTGTAAGAGTTAATGGTGGAACTTCTGGCGGAGCTGGTGGTACTGTTGTAAATGGTACAGGTGGAGCAGGCGGAGCAGGTGGAGCATACGATTGCCACGCCCCTGGTGGACTATGGGGAGGTGGGGGTGGCGGAGCAGGAGGATACAGCGGGGCAGGGGGAGTAGGGGTTGGGTGCTTTAGTTGTTCTGGGACAGCAGGGGCAGGTGGCGCAGGTGGTGGAGGTGGGATATCTGCTGGTGGTGGTGGCGTTGGGGTTTTTGGCGCAGGTGGTTCTGGAGGAGCAGGCGGAGGTAGCGCAGGTGGTGGCGGAGGTAGCGGAGGTGCTAATGGTGGCTCGCCTAATGGAGGTGCTTATGGAGGTGGAGCTGGATTTAACTATTGTGGGTCAGCAGGGGCAGGTGGCGCAGTGAGATTAGTTTGGAAAACTGGCGCAGCATTCCCTTCAACCTGTGTAGGAGCGTAATATGAAAATGTATATACAAATAGAAAATAATTTGCCTATAAATCACCCTGCATTCGAAGAAAATTTATTACAAGCATTCGGAAAAATACCTTTGCAGTGGGAAAGTTTTGTTCGCGTTGAGCCACCAACACCTGCAATTTATCAAATATTAGATACTCAAAACCCTATGTACTCAAAAGTTGATGGTATGTGGACAGATGTTTGGGTATTGCGTGACATGACAAATAACGAAATAGCGGATAAACAACAAGCTGAAAAAAATCGTTGGTCATCGCTACCAAATCGTGAAAACTTTTCTGCTTGGGTTTTTGATGAAACTTTATGTCGATATGTTGCACCTGTACCAAAACCAAAAGGTAGTTTTATATGGTCTGGGGTAAAAAATAACTGGGTTGAAGTTCCTCCTTACCCAAATGATGGTAAGCTATACACCTTCGATATACTAACTGAATCATGGATAACTAATGAGTGATGTAACGACTGTAGGTGATGCACAAAACGAACTTGGGTCGTATGTTTATTTCCCTTCTATTGTTTATACAATAGACAAACCAGAGTTTCTTGATGTGGTTAAAGAGGTTTCTAATGAGCATTTAGTTAAAATTGAAAAAGACTTAGATGATATTTACCCAGTAAAAATGACAGGTAATTTTGCCAACGATGAAAGACTAGAGTCTTTTTGCCGTTTTATTGGTGAAACATCTTGGAACATTTTAAATTCACAAGGTTACGCTATGAGTGAGTTTAATGTTAGTTTTTCTGAAATGTGGACACAAGAGCATCACAAACATTCGTTAATGGAGCAACATACTCATGGTTTTGGCGCTCAATTAGTTGGGTTTTACTTTTTAGATACACCAGAGAAATGCTCACGAGTTTTATTTTATGACCCACGAGCAGGGAAGGTTCAAGTCAACTTACCCGAAGCTAATATGGACAATGCAACTCCAGCAAGTAATATCATTAACTTTGAACCAAAAGAAGGTTTGATGATACTAAGTAATTCTTATTTACCCCATGCCTTTGGTAGACACGCTGCTGATGAACCTATTCGTTTTGTGCATTTTAATATTGTTGCTGTACCCGTAGAGTCTACTCAATGTCCTACACACGATGCTGAAATTATATGAAATACAGAATACGATTTAACAAAACTCGTGGTCAAAAAGGTAGAGGTTCATTAGCCCATGTTTGGCGTGTGTTTGAAGGCGACAAAGAATATTTGTTTAAAAACTTAGATATTCGTGTACCAGTTAAAAGCGAAAAAGAAAAAAATTCTGAAGATTGGAATATAGTCTGCGAAGGCACACTATCCATAGACAGAGAAACATCAACTGCAATTATTGGAGATAATAATGCCATCTAAATCAAAAGCACAACACAAACTTATGCAAGCTGTTGCGCACAGCCCAGAGTTTGCAAAGAAAGTAGGTATGCTCCAATCTGTTGGTAAGGATTTTGTAGAAGCCGATAAGAAAGCACATAAATTTCAATCTAAGAAAAAATAAAGATATTATCATGCCCGATGAAGCCTGCCGTTTAGCCAAAGCTGAAAATGAAATCACTAATCTGAAGTCAGATATTCATGAACAGTCTAAAAAACTTGATGCAATAATCAAATCTATTGATGAAATGAAAGCTGACCAAAGTAGGTATAAAGGCTTCATTGGCGGAGTGGTATTCGCTGTCGGTGCATTGTTTTCCTTCTTAACATGGTGGACAAGTAAATAATGGAATTCCTACAGTTTGCAACGGATGTAGGTTTCCCCATTGCTGCCGCGTGTGTGGGAATGTACTTTGTATTTCTGACCATAAAATTCCTGCTTGATAGCGTACTTGAAAAGATTAAAAGCCTTATTGGTATCATCAAGCAACTTGATAAACGTGTCACGGCTATGTCAGAAGATATTATTAAGATTGATGTACTCATGACTGAAGCGTTAGATATGCCTATTGAAAAAGAAAAAGTGGCACGTTTTAATAATCCGCAAGAAAAGAGAATTGACTAATGGATGTTGACGCATTAGCTAAATATATCAACCAGTATGGATTCCCTATTATTGCATCAAGTAGCATGGGGTATATTGTCTATTTTGTTTGGATATGGGTAACAACGATTGTTAAGCCAATCCTTACCGAAACAACAGACGCGCTGATTGAGCTTATTGACCAAATACGCCTGCTCGATAACGACATGATTCGCTTAACACAAAAATTAATTACGGTACTTTCTATGAGATCACGAAAATGAAAACAGGCGAACGCGGTTTAAAATTAATTAAAGAATTTGAAGGTTGCAAGCTGACTGCTTATAAATGCCCTGCGGGTGTATGGACTATTGGTATTGGCTCAACGCGATATTCTGATGGGAGCGCGGTTAAACAAGGTCAAACTTTAGCAAATGAAGAAGCCGCGTTATTACTATTATCTAAAACATTAACGTCATATGAACACGCAGTAAACGCCATTAAGGTTGATTTAACTCAAAATGAATTTGATGCGCTGGTATCGCTTACTTACAATATCGGAGCAGGTAATTTAGCCAGTTCAACGCTTGTTAAAATGCTCAAAGCCGGTGACAGTAAAGCTGAGATTGCAAAGCAATTTTTACGATGGGATAAAGCAGGGGGTAAACCGCTTGCTGGTCTTACACGACGACGTAATGCTGAAGCCGAATTGTTTTTAAGCAAGTAATTAAAAAGCCGCTTACTTAGCGGCTTTCTTCTAATTTTAATTGGTTCTTAGTTAACCATCTGTAATACGCTTGTTCTGGTGACTTACCTGTACAAGTTACTGTGTCTTCCCAGTCAGTATAACATACCCAAAATTGCCCTACTTTTTTTAGTCTAGGTTTCATTTACGTTATCTCGACAATCTGCATCACACCATCTTCGTGCATGACCAATATAGTCACCACACGTCCAGCATAAGCCTGTGGGGTTGCTGGTATCAATAGCCGATGCTTTTGATCTTATAATAGTTATCGCCTTGTCACGCATCATTTCTTCATGTTGCGTTGCAAGGTCGGTATTTCCTTCTTCTGTAGCCATCTTAATTTGTCTTGGTAAATTCCATAAGTTTATGGGCGGTAGTGTCAAATCAGACCATGTGATCATGGTCAGTTCAGTTTAACATCTTCTTTTAAAATCTCTTTCCAACGCTGTAGCGTAAGAATAACCTCATCAATATCTTGGTCAAGTGTCTTGACTGATTTACCGGCTCGAAGTAATTTCTTGATAGCGTGTTGTTGCTCTGGTGCTACGATATTATAAATTCTAAAGATGCGATAAGGGTCTATTTTATGACCTTTATAGCTGAATTGATAGTGAGAATCGGCTTTTTGTTTATCTTCTTTTCTCAGCTCAATTTGGCGCAGTGCTTCATCGTGTCGGTTAAACTCGGCAGGAATATCCGTTTCTATTTTTACTTGCATTTCAGTTTCTTTTTGATGCTTATCTGCCGGATCGTAATTTTTCAAACGATAGAAACTGTCTTTACCATTAGGCTCTTTAGTTAGGATATTGTTTTTACCCATTTCATGCATAGCTGCGAACACATCGGGTCGTTTAATAAACGGCTGAGTCACCATTACACGATCATGAATTTCAGTCACTGTCCAAAATTCGTTATAGCGCATGATTTCAAAAATAACTTTTTCTAATGACATAGTGTTAATTCCCATTGCTTTGGAACAATTAAGTGCCTTGTTATAAACTCACGGTAAAGAGCAAAATCAAGTTGCCGTGATTCAAGTTTTACTTTTTGTGTTAATCGCTGTCTAAGTGCGGCTTTTGATCGATGACAGGCTTTACAGTCTGATGATAATCGCCTTGTGCTTTTTATGTAATACGCATCAACAGGTAGGTTCTTGCGACAATAACAACATTCTTTTAATTGCTCAGACATTAATCAAGCTCCACAAATACGTTTGGTGCAATCTCATGCAGTTGACGGTTAATCTCATGGGCTACTTCTCGTATTTCCCATTGGACTTCTTTACCGCTACGTAGTTTAATGAAGTCATACCACGCTTGGAAGTTACCCACTACCAGTAATTCTGTGCCTACTCCTTGTGGTAAAAAGAATCTTGCATCCTCTTTTTTAATTCCCAGTTCAATTAAATCATCATATAGATTAACAGCAGTGTTGACGTAAGCCTTTATTGTTTCATCATATTTATCAGCTATAGTATTTGGAATAATCATTTTCATGTGTTCATCATTGCAATACCTCTGACTACGTTGCAGGAAATCCAAATGCTTACTGCGAACAAACTGGTGACTACAGATACGGCTAATGTCTTCAACTAAGAATGTCGCATGAGCAAAGCGTAGTGTAGATAGATGCCCTTTAGTTACGCAGTGATAGGCTCTCTTAATGCACTGCTCTGGTGATTGTTCACCTGTCTTACCGTAGCATATTCCTGCAAGTAATCCGATGTGTTCTTCGGGATTGGGTGTGCTTTGCACTAGGGTTACTTTCATATCTTACCTTCATTTTTCAATCTTGTTAAAAGTTTTTCTCGTTTTTCTACATAATACGCACCCCATAGTTCCCCAAGTTCTTTTTGTATCTTTTCAAATTCGGGTTCTATGCGCTTATACCTTTCAATCAATTCGTCTGGTACTTCCATTTCATCACCATCTCTCCCATAACCATTATTGCCAATTAACAAATACATAAAATCATGTCTTTCCTCAAACCCTATTGGTACTTTCATTTCTTCTCTCCAGTAAGTTGATAAGGATGACAGGTTAAGTTCCATCTACCTGCAAACTGCAAATTTTTAAATGCAAAATCCTGTTTAACTGCCGCGCTTTCACACGAAGCCTTATCTGCAAAATCGATTGTTGATTGTGTAAGCTCACCGTGAGTGGTGACAGCGATAATTAAAATATAAGCTGTTGTTGCAATCATTTTGTTTCTCCAATGTAGCGGTATTCTGTATTGTGTTCCCACATTGGGTGGTCATCTAAACCCTCCCATTGACCACAATCCTCATATTCAAACTCCACCCAAGGGTCAGTACGTCTTTGCGCTACCTCAGCATATTTCATAATCATTTCAGCGTGTGGGTGTGGTGCGATGACTGTTTCTGGTCGGTGGTGTGTAACAATAAGCGCTTCTAATATATTTTCATTATCACCATAAAAATTAACTTTAATGTCCATTTTTTTTACATTTTTATATAAATCAAGCCATTTTGGTTCATAGCATTGTAAAAAACCACATAAGTCATCCTGCTTTTCGTTCCATTCACAAAATTCTTGGTACAAATCTTTACTTGTCGATTGGTTACTAGCAATACAAGCAAGTTCGGCAATCTGTTCTTCTGTTAATAAGCTCATGTTATACCCCCGTACTCCCAAAACCACCCCGATCAGTTTCTGAAGAAAACTCGTTAACTTCTTCAAACTCAACATGAATGATTGGAATAAACATCATTTGAGCAATACGATCTTGGGGATTAATTTTATAAACACCTGTTCCAGTATTCTTGATTGATACAAACAATTCTTTATTATAATCTGCATCTATTAATCCAACAGAATTGCCAAGTTTAATTCCATAGCTGTGACCAAGACCACTTCTAGGCAATATTAGCGCAGCAACTTCACCATCATAAATGTTAATTGCAAGTCCTGTTGGTATCAATACTGTTTCACCAAGATCCAAAGTCATTGCTTTATTGATGTTAGCTCTTAAATCTACTGCTGCACTTTTTTCTGTAGCATATTCTGGTATAACTGCTTTTTCGTCTAGCTTCTTAATTTCAATTTTCATTTTGTTTCCTTTAATTTGAACTTGTTTTGTTGTTTGTCTGTCATTCCACATCAGCAATAATTCCTCAAACCAGTCTTCATCGCAAACATGAACATTTGACATGATGTCATTAAGTTGGTCTTCATTTAATAAACCCATAATCTTTTACCTATTAGCATCGAAAAATTGTTCCGCAAAACTTTGTGGGCATAATGAACGTAAACTCATATCATCATGAACTAAATCCGCAAACTTTAAAAACTCTGGTATGTCATATAAGGCTGATTTATGTAGAAAAGCTAAAGAAGGCTTACCTCGGTTTGGTCTAACGTATAGTTTGTCATTCTTTTCCACAGTATCCCAAGTATATAACTTTTTCGGTACGTTAAATTCACCCCACAGCGCAGTCTTTTTAGTCCAAGGAGAACCATATTCATACGGCTGATAAACTAATTTTGGCGCACCTAAAAACTCTTTAAGCCTACCAGTTGCAGGGTTTTCTATTGTCCAAAAAGTTGGATTACACTGTTTTATAATTCTAAGACAGTGGTTAACTAAAAACATTCCTTCTTCAACGTCACCGTCACCTTTATTGTTTGCCCATTTAGCAAAAGAAAACTCAGTGCAAACAGGATTGGCAATTACACCATAAACATTTTCTGGCGGGTTGTAATTTTCAACACCGATATCCTTACCTACCTTTATAACTTCATAGTCATTGTGATTAGCATAAAACCAGCTATCGCTACCGATGTCAGCACAAAGATGCAGTATTATTTTTTTCATTTTGTTTCTCCAATACAATATCAGTTAACATATCAACTACATCAATCAGTTCGTCAATAACATGGTCTGGTACGTTTGCGTTATTTTGAAAAACAACAACTTCTAAACTGGACAACATTTTAAGTATTCGCAATGCTTGTTCTTTATTCATTACATTTCCTTTTATTTCACGGGTCTCTTTACTTATTTTATGACTCTCTCTGAATCTAAGCATCTCTGGTGTAGACATAAAATCAATTGATATGCTCATAACTCATCCTCATACTTTTCTACTCCAATACCGTGTTCTTTTTCTATTGCTCTGACAAACTTAAAATATGGATTATTATCAATGCAACCATACTCGTTTAAAAAGCCGTAGACAGATCCATCATCATCTTTAACATGGTCAAGAGTGAATCCTGCATTGTATCCAATGTTAAAAATTTCATCATCACTCAAAGGTTCACGTTTTGGTGGTGCTTGTTCTTTATTCATCTCTCAATCCTTTTAGATACTGTACATCTTCATTAGTCATTTTTCATATCCTCTCTAACCACAGTTTGCACAAGTTCTTCAGACACAGTTTCCAGTATCTGCCGACATGATTTTACAATTTGAAAATATTGGCTCATGTCATCCAAGTGATAAAAATTATGGTCTAAATTTGTTAGTAACTTTACCGCTTTGATAATGTCGCGGTTGGTTTCTTCAATCACGCTTAGTCTATAATCACTCATCGCTCAATCCTTTTACTTTTTCAAAAACAGAATCGTAGAAATCATTTACCATCTTATTGCCCCTATTCTTTTTAACACAGCATGGACTTTATCAGGGCGTTCTTTTTTAAATATATAGTGCATATTCATATCTATAGTGAAATTTAAATAAGGTGTGCAACGCCACCAAACCTCTCCATTACATCCTCTATGTCTTACTCTCATAAATCA